AAATCAATGTACTCATTCATTGCTTCTTCCATACTCAAATTAGTACTAGCAATGTCATTTATATGCCAAGCTGCACCCCAACGTATTTTTACGTCCTCAAGCTTTGCAGCTTCCTTCATAGCGTCTGCTATGTTGTCGTAGACACTCAGTTCCCATGAAGCCCTCCCTCCTACATATGCCATTAAGTCAACTGCAAGTCCATCAATATGTTTGGACTTCATCGTTTGAGAAGCACCTTTCTCGACTAAAGCTTTCTGCTCTTCGGTTGTTCTTAACCCACAGATAACCCCAAAGTCTACACTTGTTAAATTAATTGCACATTTAACAACTTTAACTAAATCGTTATTTACTCCTTTTAGCTTTGCTAGGCTTTTCTTTGATAGTTTGAATGTCATCTTTTTTTATTACCTCTTTCTTTATTAATCTTTCAAATAATTGTTTATCTTCTTTTTCTTTACAGGGTAGACAAACACTTTTTACTTTTCTAAATTTTTTTGTTTTATAAGTATATACATTAAATACTTTAACAGGCTGTTTACAAATAGGACAGCTAGGCACTAGTTTTGTCCTTCAGCCTGTCCTTGCTTTTTTTTATTTTCTGTTGTTCCATACTTTTTTGTAACTTTACCACCTTTATTCATTATAGTCATTCCTGTTACACTTTGTTTATCTGGTTTAGGCATATTATATACATTTCCTCCAAGCATCATTTTTTTCTTCTGTTTCATTTTGTAAGTCCTTTTTGTTTTTCATAGGTACGTAATGTTCCAATACCTAACATACCTCCTAATACAGGTAAAAGTGTAGACATGTCAAACTCAGGTAACTGTGGTATTTCTGCACCACTAATAGCAGCAATAAACGTAATCAAAGGTTCTAGTATGTAGTGGTAAAAAAAAGCCAACGCACAGGTCCAACCGATTGCTGGTCTCCATGACGATTTAAAAAAACTACCTGATTGAGCTTCAGCTTTATTAATTTCTAATTGTGCAAGTAAAGCTTGTTGAGCATGCTTATCAGCCATCGTAGCTAACTCGTGTGCCATCTTTGCTTTTTGGTCTTTGTCTACAATAACTTTATCTAATATTTCTGTTGCTGGACCTATTAGACTACCAAGTATACTCATGCTCCTCCACATTTACAATTTGGATTACCACAGCCTGTTTTATTATTTCCACCTGCTATATAACCTGCTATTATACCAATGACACCTACAAGTGCCATCTGTAACAAATTAACAACTGAATCATCAACAGGTCTATTATCTACTAATGAAAAATAAAAATCTATAAGTGTTAAAAAACTAAGTAATCCAAATAATCCTAAAACCATAGTAAGTATAATTCTATCCTTAAATGTTTTCATCATATGTATTCCTTTGTTTCTGTTTTTGATTTTACTTCAACAGAAGCCTTATTACCATTTACATATAAACCAAACCAAGCAGCACCTGCACCCACAACAACAGACACAAAACCTGCTTGTGCGTTGTTGGGGTCAGGCAAATTCATAAACCAATTACAGGTTTGGTAAAATACAACCATGTACGCTAATATTAAAAGTCTGGGTATAATTCTCCAAGAGTCAAGTCTTTGTGGTGTCATTATCTAAACCTACGAGTTTTTTTGGCAATACTTTTTGGTTGCTTAACAAATTGCTTACCACTTGCCTTCCCTTTTCGCTTTGCCCTAGTTGTACGAGCATACTCACTATCACTAAGAGAAGCAATAGCTTTTGAAGGCAAATATCTTTCTCCTGTAGCTTTAGGACCTTGTGTTGAAGGTTTACCACTTTTAGTTCTCCACTTTTGTTTTGTCCAGTCTTTTAATGACTGTTGTGATTTTTTAAGTGCCATTACTTTTTAACTAATTTATAGCCTTTATCAGAAGCAGCTTTTTTAATTGCAGCTAATGTCATTTTAGTGCCACCTTTAGTGGACATTCCACCACCTTTCATTTTCATGCCACCTTTAGTAGACATACCACCCTTTGCCATTTTACCTTTTCCGTCCATAGCAAATGTAGGTATCATCTTTCCTGTCTTAGGGTCTCTTGACATTGGCATACCACCAGCTTTCATCTTTTTTCCACCTTTGGTAGACATACCTCCGTATCTCATTTTCATGCCACCCTTTGTTGACATACCCCCATATCTCATCTTCTTTCCACCTTTAGTGGTCATGCCTCCTTTTTTCATTTTCATGCCACCTTTAGTTCCACCTTTAGTTTTTCTCATTTTAGTCTCCTTCGTTTTCTGCGTACAGATTGTTAAATGTTATCTCTGGGCTAAGATAACTGTCATGTATCTCTGCTGAATGTAGATACTGACTTGGCTTAAAGTCAGGTGCACCCTCACCTGTTTGCCACAGAGCAGGACTCGTTGCTCTGACTCTGTTATTTGGAAGTGCAACAATGTTGCCTGTCCATTCTCCTGCGTCTGTTAAACGCAACACATGACTTTGTTTGTGCTGTGCTGCGTCATCTGAAATGTGACTTTCAGTATAGTCTACAGTAAATAAATATTTACCTTGATAAAACTCTCCGTCTATTTTACATATCCACGGACTAGAACTAACTCTTTCTAAAATAACAACAGAGTGATGGTGAGAACTACAATCCCACGGCTGAACTAAATGTGTTTCCATTCTAGCAGGAAACTGTTCGTGAGGCTCATCTGATACAAGTGCAGTAATTGGCATTCTTGCCCACATTGCACCTCCATGTACATTTTCACTGTCGTCAAAGTCACTTTCACAACCTGTAAACACAACCTGAAAACTTAAACATCTGTCTGGTATTGTGTTTACTGCAATCGCTTTTGCGTGTAAAAATTCACCATGATACTTTTCATGGTTATGTGTAAACTCTTTTCGCACCCAACAATTAAAGTAGGGTATATTACTCATTAAATAGGGCATTAAGCATTCTCCTTTTCTTTTTGCTTTTTAAGCTGAAGCTTTGCTTGTTTAGATAAACGAACTACTTCAGTCTTGCCCATAACTTTAGCACGTTGTTCCATAACTGTCAATATCTGAATTTTACGAGCGTAAGGTTTTTTTATTCTTTTTACCTTTGCTATCGTAGCTTTTGCATCTTTTACAGTTGCAAATTTAATACTAACAGTATCTTTAGGATTTTCGTCAGTGTATAGCCTTCTATCACTGCCTTTTGGTTTTTTACCTGTTCCTACTTTTGGGTCTGGTTTTCTTTTTGACATGTGTCGAGTACCTAGTTTTTTGGTCTTTATTTATAGCAGTCAAAGTTTTTGCTTGACCTGCATGAAGTTTAGAAGCTTTCTTCAAACCTTTAATTACTTTTGTTAGTTTTTTTGTATAATGAGGCATTATTCTATTCCCATGTTTGATTTATATTCTTCATAATAAGATGGGTCACTCTTACCTCCAGAGCCGTCTACCCCAAAATTACATCCTATTAATAATACAAAAGCACCTAAAGACGCATAACTAAAATATCGTAAAAACTTTTTAAATATAATATATGCTTCTTCAGCTTGTTTTTGTGCTACAGCTTTTACATCCAGTTTAGGTTTTTTATTATTTTTAATTTCTACAATCGGCATATTAATTTTTATAACCTCCACCTTTTGCTTTATACTGCTTAGCTAACATCTGTGCTTTTCTTGCCGACCACTGTCCGGGTGCTCCACCCTTACCACTTGCTTTTATTCGATTAAATAAATTCTTACGCATAGTTGGTTTGGTATAGTTACCAGCTTTGTTTACTGAGCTACCTTTATTTAATTTAAGTGCAGTCAATGCTTTTGCCTGACTTGCATGTGCTTTACTTGCCTTCTTTAGTTTAGTTGCAACTTTCTTTATTGTTGTTTTTGCTTTTTTTATTTGGGTCATCACGAAACTGCCTTTACTGCCACACTGGCGATGATTGCAAACACAATAATAAAAATTGCAATGTTTACTAAGCTAAACGTAGTGCCATGCATAAACTTTACATAGCTGTCTCTTTCATAGGCTTCGTTAATGTTTGGTGTTGTAGGGTCGTCTGCAATATA